TCAACCAAATTGTGTTCAGCTATGAACAACATACAAATGATGGTCTCTGAGTTAATTATATCACTGAACCAATTTTGTGAAAAGAAGGATCAATTCGTTTTAAAGAAGGTTCCCATGATAGATGTGTGGCTTCTGATTAAACCAACTCGAGCAGACAAGATGATTTCATTTGCTACACTTGCCAGAGTCCCTGAAAATCTCATATTCAACAATCCATTCCAACAACCTTGTGAATACAAAAATGGGTGGGCAATCTGGGACTTTGTTAGCATCACACGACACAAATTGTCTCATTTAATTCCTGCTAAGTACATGATGGCCGTTTTATTTTCATACTGGGCTGAGATGTTCTCAGAAACTCCAATTGTCGCATTGTCAAGTCCAAGAAATCACATGCAGAGTGTTCAGCATTTTGCAGTATCAATGCTGTTGTTTCTAGAGGACAGAGAGCAGACATCAACCCAAGTTTTATTAGCAAGATATAGTTATATGGAATCAATCGTTGGCAAGTTTCCATTAGCATCACCTTCTAAAATTGTGTCAAAGTATGATGACATGCCAAGAGGAAGACTTGTGGTTTGGTGCACAAATAGAATGATCACAGCAATCAGAATTATGGCCTCAAATCCTCCTGAATTCCGTGGATTTGCTTCTCTCAGTGACAAGAACGGTGAAGGTCTTCAAGAAGAAGGGGAAGTTGATGCTAGTTACGATTCTACAGAAAGGTTGATATCTTGGGTCAACTTGGAGAGTGTTCCACGGTTTCAGGTGGCTCTCAATATTGCTTATCTAGGTGTGTTACATAACAAGGATGAGTCAGAGCAATTTCATGGGTACCTGAAGATTTTTAACAAAATCATAAAAGAGGAATTAGAGTTGCGGAAAACAAGAAAGCACTACATGGGATTATTGGATCATCCAACATCCTCTTATGAGGATCATGAATTTTCCATTACATGGGTTCGCATGATTGGTAAAGTGGTGAAGGAGTATATAATGAAGAAATATGCAATGAAAGATGACGAATCTTTTGAAAACTGGCTTTTTTTCCACTTAGCAGAAAGGGCTTTTCAAGACGATTCTCAAAAATTAGCAACTCTTAAGTCAAGTGCAGTGACTCCTGACTCAGATAAGCATTCTGATGTCAAGAAGCTTAATGTGAGAAGAAGAGTTTTGGAAGGCATATTGGAAATGGTGGAAGCTGGTTTAATCGGGGTAACCACATTTGACCATATTGATAAAATACTTGATTCCATGGAGAATGAAGGTGGAGTTATTGCAGATTTGTTCAAGAAGTTGCAATTGAGTGGAGTTCGAGAAATATTCATTTTGACTATTAGAGCTAGATTGGGAATACATTACCTGGAACAGGTTTCAAGAGTGCTATGTAACGAATTGCCAAATGAAATGCTTACTAAAGGCGATCAAAAAATCAATAAATCAGATCAACACTTCAATCGAGTCTTTGCTGGAGAGAGGAAGGCCAAGCACAAATACACATCTGCAGATTCAGACGATGCGACCACATGGTGCCAAAGATTTGTCATGCCAGTCTTTGGAGCAATGTATTGTCAAATTGCTCCTGAACCCATGAAATTGACCCTTTGTAGAATATTAAATTCAGTCACAAACAAGAAATTGATGTTGCCTTCAGATTTGTTGAGAGCATTTAAAGAAAGTCCAGAGATTTTCCAATTTGACAGTAATAACCCACTAAATGAAGCAAAAAAACAATTTCTAATGCTCTCTATGACACATGACATAATGGAGTCTGACTCAGTCTATTTAATCAACAAGTCCAATTTCATGCAAGGGATTCTACACTATAGTTCCTCTCTGCTTCATGCTGGACATCTCCTTTTACTTAATAAGTTCAACCAAATAGCTTTGAATGGTATAATGAGTTCTGGGGCTTTGCCCAGTGGAATTGAACTAGTTGTTAGCACAAAAGTTTCGTCTGATGATTCATCTGCATTGAGAACTCTGATAAGCGAAACAGAGCTGGAATGGAAGCATTTGACGATATTGCCAATATTAAGCTTAATTAAGAAATTTTCCTATTGCTTGATCACTGCTAAACAAAGCACAGAGAAAAGCACTAGCTGTTGCTTACAAGGTGTAGAAGAATTCAATTCTTTTTGGCTTGTATTAAATACGTTACTTGTTCCTTCAATCAAATTTATCTATGCAGCTCTATATCCTTTGATGGTTTCACGTCTAGAAGACAGGTCAGAAACCTTCTCCAACTTAAGAAGGCAATGCACTGAGAATGGCGTTTCACTGTTTACCACAGCTTTAATACAAGAGTGTCAATACAGATTACACTATGAATGCCTGGGTGCACTATCGAACCCAACATTCTCAATTTATAGAGATGAGCTGAAGGTCAAATTACACCCCTCTTTTGGAGCTTTTGTGTGGGATCATCCGCGATTGTCTGGAGTTCTTGGTCATGACTTCTCATTATACTGGCTGGTGGCTAGCAATGGTAGAAGCAGAGCAGTAGAGGAAACAATTTTATATAAGGAGGGAGTTGAGATCAATGAGTTTGGCAAACCTACACTTTCTCTTAAGCTGATTATTGGAGGGGCAGTTAAATACATTGAGTTCCTAAAGAGAGTTAACGCCCCTGAGAATTGGAGGGATCTTGCTCTTCTTCAACCAGAGATTCTCTTCAGAGAACCACAGAATGCTGAGGAGCTAAAGTTCCAGATTTGGAAAAAATGCTACACATCCGGAGTCTGGGCTTCATTTAGTTTCATGACAGCCTCAAAATTGTACTCAGCCTCAGTGTATGCAGTAAACGCAGCAGCAGTCACAATGTCAAACTACATCGAGGTGGATAAACAATTATGGGAAATGAGGAAAAGAGAAGCATCTCTTGTGCCTAGTCAAAAAACTAAAGTAGACAGAGCACTGGAGTCTGAAAAGGTCTCATTGATATCGCAATTAAGAAAGTTTGAGCCTGTTCCAAGAACAACCTCCTATTTCTCAATTCTCTACCCAAACAGAGAGACTTATGATGAGTTGATATCATTACTAGAAAGCATGGGACCAACCAGTATGATACCAAGGAAATATATTCCATCCCTAAAGCTAAGCACTATATATCTACCAAAGAAAATGTACCTTGCAAGCATTTCTTTAGAAAATGTCATCAAAGGTCTGTGGTTTGGCAGGGATCAATTCAAGAACATTCGTGGATCAGACACTGAGAGAAGGATTGCCTTGGACATTTATAGAGCTGCTCTACCATGGCTTTGTGACACTCCAAGAGAAACATTAGAGCATCCGGATTGTCCGTTCGTTGACATGATCAGCCTTGCGGATTTCATCAAAAGTTATCAATCGGGCACTAGCAGTTATAAGATTCTCAGCCCAGTGAGTAAAGGGTTGCCCTTCATGGAGCACATAAAGTCTGTGATGGAAAAGGCCTACATGCCTCATGTTACAGTTAGCTCAACAATTGCAATGAGAAAAGAGAAAGAGAACCGACTTGCTCTCATGTCAGAAGTCACCCTGCTACTAAGTGGTCCCTCTCTCGCAGATGACAAGGCTCTAGCTGTAAAAAATCTGTTAAACAACACTCCTGTCCAAATGATAAATTGGGAAAACAAAGCATCTGTGCACTCTCAAATCAACATGATGACCTTACGTGAGGCCAATTTAGCCATAATGCAAGCTTACATTCAAGGGAAAGACGTCGACGAACTTCAAAAATTGTCAGGAAGAGGTTGCATGGGAGTGTTTTTAGAGCCTCAAAAAGTGGAGAACAAAAGATATGCTGAAGGAGGCCAGTTTCTTGCCAGAATTGGTCGCGACATGTTGCTTTTAAATATAAGAGGATACAGAATTGTAGGTGTGAGAGTCACATCTTCGACTGCTCTAAGAGTTCACACAGATGATGTTAAGCAACTATTTAGGACTCAAGGATGGATCTGTGATGTTCCAAACGTCATGGATTCTATGACCAGACCCATTTATTTCATCAATGAGGATCTAGTTCAACGAACCTCACCAGCAAAGGGGTTCTGTCCAGTTTACAATGATCCTAACATCCAACAAATGGAACTTGAAGAAGCTATGAAACCTTACATTGACACCACTCAATCCGGAAGCCTAACACTTAAATATTACACCAAAGTGACACAAACTATTGAGAAGAAAGGAAGAAAGAAGGGCGAAGTTTTGTACAATCAACTTGATACCCAATACAGTTCTGTAGCATTTCAATTTAACCCGACAACTTATTATTTGAGAGAGACAGAAGTAAAGGGAGGAGAGGTCACTTTGAACTCTTACTGGTCTGCCTATCGCATGATGCCATGGACTAATGCTGTGGAACGAGTACTCTTAGTCAACCAATTTTACAACTTACTTCCAGATAATAAGAAAGTAGAGAGGGAAAATAATTTTGTCAACACTAGAAATTGGGTAAAAGAGAGCATGGAAAAAAGATGGGCTTTCTTATATGGCCAAAAAAATTTTATACCTGCTGACACAAGAGAAGACGAAGGCGTTGATCCTCAAAATGATCGGGAAGTTGCAATAGGTATAACCGACGGGGTTGGAGAAGATTTCTTCACAAGTATGTTAGAGATTGAGGTGGACATTCAAAAATTCTTTGAGGAAGAGAACGAACCATTAGGTGAGGGACAATCAGAGACATCCAATGATGCCTTATTCGAGACAATGTTTTATCTTCCTATGACACTAGAGGATATCACAGACAAATTTGGGGTGGAAAGTAAGGCAATTTACAATGTAAAATATGAGATTGCCTCCATTCACCCTCTCTGGGACGATTTTTTGGCAAAACTTCGCCAATTTGAAAAGGGCAAAGACGTTGAATTGTTTGCTGGTAAATACCAAGTCAGTTGGTCCACACAAATTGGTAGAAGCTTGTCAGCCTTGTTTGAAACTTACAAGAGACCTGTTTTAAAGATGGGGGAAATCGATGAAGAAAGGATACTTAGAGCTGCTGAAGAGGCAACAATGAGTGGTGTCTTGCCGGAATTGTGATCTCTCAGTTAGAAAGTGTTCAAGCGATTTACATATTATCAATCATTTAATGACC